AGGCCGATATTTTTCAGCAAGTTCCTGATACGCCTGGGCTTTTTGAACCAGACCCGCAGCCATAGCCCTTCTCGCCAAGTCGGAGTATTGCCCAAATAAACCGGGCTTTGGTTGACCAATTGTGCCTGGTTGTTGAGCGGCCTCCGAAACGATGCCGCGCATGGTTTTGTCGTCTGCGACTTGTTGCCGTAACTGATCGAGCTTTAGACCGCCTTCTTCCATCTGCATCTTACGTAGGGCGGCTTCGTCTTTGCCCATGCGAAACCGATCAAACGACCCCACAGCCTCATTCAGCCGTTGCCCAAACCCTGCCCCGTCAAGCCGAGGCGCACCCGCAGCAAGCAAGGCCAAACCCATCCGGCCCTCATCGGAGTTTAGAACGTCAAGTAAGCCCATTAGTAAGACTCCCCGTTGTTTTCATAGTAGGTTGGCTGGAAGGATTTATCCTCGACCGGGGCCGGTGGCTGGGTCATATTCCCGAGCAGGCCGATACGTGAGGCAAGGTAAGCCAGGTAAGCGCCCTGGGGGGTGTTTAGGGACTTTTGGAGCGTGCCCATAATGTCGCCACCTTGACCGGATGAAGCAGTCACCCAAGAGCCAGGCCGCGCACCGTCCTCATTAAACTGAGTGGATTGAGCCGCCGGAGCCGTTTGAGACTGTGTAAACGGATTGATTTTGGCCCAATCAATTTGCCCGAAGGCTTGACCAGGAGCGACACCGAACGGGCCACCTGTGGGGGTTGAGCGCGTGATGTTCGAGCTGACATTGCCCATGCCCACGCCTACGGGGTTACGGGAGTAACTGCCGCCCATCGCGTTGTTGGCAAACTGCATCACGCCCGGCATGATGTTTTGTCGGAGGTAATCAGCGTCAGACATGACGTTTTGATAACCCGCCTTTTGCTGGGCGTTGAAGGGGTTTTGTTGATAGTACTGATTCAGGGCTTGACCCTGTTTTAAGGCATCCAACAAATAGGGTTGTGCTGGCCCCCAAGGGTCGCGGTTAGCGGTCTGGGTTGTTTTGCCGGAGCCGCCTACAAATCCCAACAAGCCACCGAGTGCAGTTCCTAAGTCCATAATCGCCCCTTAAAACCCGAGATTAAATTTGCTGCCCATCTGAGCGCCGCCTAGCGCACTGAGCCAGGGGTTACCCTGGCCCGACTGAGTAACGCCGCTGCCTTGCCCAGAGATCGTGCCAATGTTGTTCAAATTGGTGTTGTAGTATTGTTGCGGAGTGTTTTGAATCGCACCCCCTGCCTGAGTTGCCCCGGCGTTGCTTTGGTTCAGAAGGCCGTAAGCGTTCAGCCCGAAGTTAGCGCCAGCCAATTGATTATTAAAATTGTTTTGCGCAATCTGAGAATCAAGCCCGGCGAAACCGAGGTCGTTAGCCCGTAGGCCAAGGTTGTAGGACTGATCCATTCCGTACTTTTGCAAGTTACGGTTCATGGAATTTGTGTAGTCCTGCCCGTAAAGGTTCGTCAGGTTTTGCCCGAGCGAGCGATTGAGGTCGTTTAGCCCGTTGGCTTCAACCACACCCTGACGACTGCCACCAAACCCACCCGCTGCCATTGCACCCGAGCGGATGGACGGGTCGAGGTTGTTCGTCCAGTTTTGGTTCATCTGGCTTGTAATCCCCTTGGCCATTTCGTCCAGGTAGGGGTTCTTTTGGTAGGCGTTGGGGTCTGCCTCGGGGTGTTTGTTCAAAAAGCCAGCGCCAGGCGTGAAGTCCATGCCACTCATGTCCCTGGGTGCGGAGGGCACAAAGGGCTTGTTCATATCGGACACTTGCTGCACGGTCGTCGGGTTTGTCGGGTTGTAAAGCCCTTCGTTAGCCATCGCCCATGAGCGATTCTGAGCCATCATTTGATTGTGCGGGTCTGCTGACCATTGGTTGATCTGGTCGACAGGCATCCCTGTGATCTGTGATATTTGGTCGGGGTTGTAACCCATTCCCAAGGCCGCGCCCATGGTGACTTGGTTGCCTTCTTTGCCCCCGGTGTACTGAAAGCCATTTGGCCCCATCTTGCCGAGGCCTTGACCCATGAGCCATTGTTGGCCGCTGTTGACCGTGTTTTGATCTAACGGTGTAAAACCTAGACTCATAATTTACCCCAATTTATTCCAAGCACCACTGTAATAACCGTAAAACCCCCGGCCTAAACCTGACGGACTCCATGACGTTCCGTCGGCTAAAACAATCGTGCCTTCGCGGAACTTTTTGGGTGGCGCGTACAGCATATCTAAATTAAGCTGCGCGTCTGCCGTGTCCAAGGCTTGCGCGATTTTACCCAATTCGTTATCAACCGGGGGATTATTTACGATTGCAGGTGTATATCGCGCCATTAGTATGCCCCGTTGACAACATAATCAATGTCGAATGATCGGATTCGCCAGGGTGAATAATCGGCGTTGGAGAATCTCACGGAGAGATACCTACCCGACGCAAAGCTATCTATTTTCTGATCGACGCCAATCCGAAAGGTCACCGGAGCCGACCAGACAGGAGGCGCATCAGCCACCATTGAGCCGCCTATTTCCACAGTGATCGTCCCGCCCGTTTGTCCGTCAATGCGAGGGAATATCCCCCGGCAAACCTTCATTGAATACGGATCGTCCATGTGCATCCCCGACCGCTCCAAAGTGGCGTTTATCAGTGAGCCGAAATCGGTTGTGCCAGTGTCAGCCAGGCTAATCAATGGGGTGGAGTGAGACATAAGCAATCTCGCTTCTGCCGGGGAGTATTCGTTTTCATTCCAGGAGGTCGCGTCTGAGTTCCAGGTCTGAGTATCTGCCGCCCATGTGTTTGTGGACGAGATGTTAAATTGACCAAACGCCCCATAAGTCACGTTTGACAGCGTACGGATAGACCAGGTTTTGCTGACCCAATTCCAGACGCAGGCGGTATTACAAGTGCTTGATACGCCATAGGGGAAACACACCCAAACTTCGTTTTTCTGGGGATTCGCAGTAACAAACGAGCGTTTGTAATTGGTCGAGTCGATGTTTTTGAATATGTAATCCCGAATCACCGCGTTTGCGATTGATTGAGCGCCTTGACCGTTATGCACGATCACATCACCCGCAGCCAGTACAACATGACCCGCTGGAGTGTTCACACCACAACCCGGAGCCAACATCCCTACGTCACCTGGGAGCCTTTGGAAACGGAAGATATAAGGCGCACCGACATAGCTCATGGCGTACATCGATCGCTCTTTATAGACGATGTTCAAATCGCCCATTGGCAGACAGTCCACCAGCAAATCAGGGGTTTCTGCCAGGTCTTGCTCACCCGCGTCTTTGGCTGGGTTGGTTTCGTCCCAATCACCCGCAGCAGTAATCGAGCCAGGGTTTAGCGTGGTTGACCATTTAACCATGTGGGGGTAATTGGTCGTGCTTTTGGTTATGTTCAGGGCAACGATAAAGTTTTTGAATGGCCTCAGTACAGCCGCTTTCCAGGTGGCCGTCCAGCCAGGGATAGTCGCCAGAGTACCCGTTCCCGCCCAATACGTCGGGTTGTCAACCCCATTGTTGAGAATCAAAACCCCGTTAATCGACCCACCTGACCAACGGTTATCAACACCCCCTGTGGGCGCTGTGCCTGTGATATTTGTCCGGGTTGTGCCGTCATCAGCGTAAACCGCATTAGTCCCGGCGTGTATCCAGTATCTGGCTGTGGTTGTCGCGTAGGGTGTGAGAAAATATGGAGTAACCGAGGGAGTGTTGAAAACCTGCGTCATCCCGCGAAAACGGGTAGCGTACCCGTCAGCGAAGCGCATATTCTGCGAGATATTCCAAAACCCCGGCCCGATTTCCTCAGGCGTGAGGTCGCTATTTATCCCGCTGCCGCAGTTTTCAATTTTCGCCCGCATTAAATCACCCAGATAGCCGCTTGAGCCGCGCCGGACAGCGCCAGGGCCTCGGCGAGTTCGTTTGGTGTTGCTTGGATTACGGAGTTGTCAGCCAGCACCCAATTTACATTTGGTGTCCCGGTGGCTTGCAGGGCAATGATCGCCCGAGCCATTCGGGTTTGCGAAATCTCATCGCCGTCAAAGGTGTGACCTGCGGAGGTCGTCACCGTAATCCGGGAGACGGCATCCGTGCGAGCAGCTTTGGCTATCTCGCGGGGGTCAATGTAACCGACTGGATAAATCATGCGATTGGCCCTGACATGGTGAGGTTAGTTGCGCCCGTGGAGCGTAGCCATTTATTCGACGTAAGCGCGGTGAGCATGGTTGGCAGCGCCCAGGTGTACCAAGTACCGCCGTAGTTAACTGCCGCGTCTGTGAGCGTGTCGGAGATGATGATTGTGGGCACAGCGGCCACCTGGAAGGATGAGCTTATCGTTGTGCCCGTGACGGACAGCTTGTCAAATGTTGTTGCGCTGATCGAATAAACGTTCGTGCCAGCGAAATCGGTTACAAAGTTTTGATTCACCGCACCATAAGCCGCACCAAACGTCAGGGTTGTGCCAGAGATTGTGACAGCGTAAACCACCTTATGCCCGAAAAGCATCGTCGTGCTGTTGTATTTAATCAGCGGCTTGGCAGGATTGTAGATATAGCGGGACTTGTCATAAACCGCAGGGAGGTCTACCGTTCTGGTTGTAACCGTTCCGAGAGTTGCCGTCGTCCCTGAGACCGAGATGCCGTAAAAATCGCCCGATGTGCCCGTGGTGCCGTTGATACAGACAGCGATATAAGACACGCCGTCATCGTAAGCCGCGACCACGTTTAAGCCCGCATTGGCCTCGATGTTGGTGCCCACTGAGGTGGCATTAAGCGTGATCGTGGTGCCTGATACCGAGCCGATGCAGACGGATAGGGCGCGAGAGTTTGCACCACCACCCGTAGCCAATACAGCCAGCAAAAATTCGGTGTTGGATGAACGGGCGATGTATGACCATCCGACCGCGTTACCAGCAGCGCCAGCCGAAACCGCAGTACCCGCCGTAATGGTCGTGCCCGAAACCGTGAGGGCAATCAAGCCTGTGGCCTGGTTTGTGTTGGCGACATACAAGCCGTTGTTTAGCTTGATTGTGTTGATTGAATCTTTACTCAACACAGCCGCAGTGCCGAGCGAAATCGTCGTTCCTGAAACTGACCCAGCCTGAAAACTTGTATTGCTTGGGCCAGAGTTACAAGCCACAACAAATGTGGTCGTGCTATCAGCCCACACCCCGAAGCCTGTGGCGTTTTGGTAGGCCATCATCGCAATCGGAGCGCCTGCCGTGTTTGTCAGGGTGTTGATCGCAACTGCGTAAACCTGACCCGCAGTCCGATGAATGACTACGACCAGGTTAGTATCTAGCTGGGCTGTGCCGAGTACGCCGTTACCAGAAACCGTGATTGATGCAAGCGTGGGAGGCGTCATCGACACACCTGAACCCCATATCCCATGTGCGGTAACTGTGGACAGCGGAGGAACTATCCTAAGAGCACCAGCAGTCGCACCCGTAGCCACCGACCACCCATCAGAGGTTGTCACCGTTGTGGGGACTGCCGTGGAGTTTGAGGGATAGATTAGCCCGAATGAATCTGTGCCCGTTAGATCGGGGAGGGTATACGATGCGTTGGCAGCAATCGTGTAGTGTGAATTGGGATCTGTGAGCGTGCCACCTGCGAGGGGAGCTAGTTTGATGCGGGAGTCGTCCGACCAGCTAGCCACCAAACCGTTCGTCTTGAGGAACTTGTTTGCATTTCCAGACTGACCGGGGAGCTGACCGCCGATGCCCGTAGAGGCGATAAGAGCCGCCTGAACCATCGCCGTGGTGGCAAGGGTGGTCGTGTTGTCAGAGGCTGAAACAGTCGGCGCTGTAGGGTTACCCGTAAACACCGGGGAGGCTTTGGGGGCGAGGTTGGGGATTGTGTTGAGGTCTGTTTGAGTGACCGTCACCGCGCCCGTGATATTCGGGAATGTCGCCTTGACAGCGGATTTAATCACCCGCAAATGGTCATCGCCTTCGCTCTTTGGGTCGTTTGACGCAGGGAGAGCAGTATTGAGCGAGTTGATATAGGGTGCGGTTTCAACGGACATGGTTTACCTTAAACAGCGACGCGCACACGTAGTGCAGAGCCTGACCAGTTAGAACGCTCGTCAGCGACTTTGAGGGATTCGATCTCGGAATTAAACCTTTGCACCCAGAGGGGCAGACGTTCATCAGCGAAGCCGAACGCGCTTGCCTCGATCAACGCTCCAAACAGATACAAGCTCGGGTGGTTGGTCAATAGCCAGTTAGTCCCGGCAGTCTGAATTGAATCGAACTTCTTGTAATACGTGACCGCGAGTTGATAGGCGGCATCAGGAACGGGGCCTAGTTCCATATTCGAACCCACGATTGTGTAAACCTCGGGTTTTGAATAAGTGGCGTTTTCCGGGAAATTGTTGTCCAGGGTCTCGTTCGTGACGTAGGTTAAAACCCTGTTTGGCTGACCGACCAGGACAACTGAATCAAATTCAAGCCAATCTGTAGGCAGTGCAAGAGTCCGAGAGCTTGCCGTTGATGTAAGGGTTGCCGTTGTCAGCATCGCACGGATGCGGAGGTCTCGCGCAAACTTGGATTCTAAAAGGGTTATGAAATCGGGGATGAACGCCGTCAAATCGGTGCGTTTTGTCCAATCGGCAATGCTTTGCGAAAGGTTGGCGTACGTGTCGAGCATCAGTAAGACCCTTCAAAAACCCTGAACTTACTATAGTCCGGGTTTTGCAATATGCGCCGAGCGTGGGATTTATCGGACATAAATTCCTGGTAAGTCACCCCGTTTTCGTTGAGGTACTTTTCAAGAATCACGTTGGGGATCTCACCAATCCACCAAAATTCCTTACCCTTACCGTCTGTAATCTGACGCATCCCGGAGAGCAAATCGAGCGTTGGTTCTACGTCCGCAAAACGGTTGAAAACCATCTTGCCGTCAACCAGCCCCGAGGCGGTTTGAACGCCTGTATCAATGTGCCCGGTGTTGTAATCAATCACCGGCTCCAGGATGTCGTCAAAGTCCATCATACGTCGTCAAGCGGGGAAATTTGAACCACACCAGCGGTCGTCTGTTGCAGCGCAGCGACGTAAGGGCCAGCAGCGCGAACGATTACAGCGTCACCAGGCTGGACGACCATATCACCAGCGACCGCAGTTACACCAGATTGGCCGACTTTGACATAAGCAGCCTGAGATGCGGCGATGCGGTAATACTTGGTCGGGATGCCACCGGGCAGGGTAGGTATGACAACGTTTGCACTTGCAGCGCCGGAGGCTACGGTTGCCCCTGTTACGCTTATTCCAATTCCATCAGCCATATATGCTCCAAAGAGGGGGGAGGAGGACTTAACCCCCGCCCCCTAGGTCATTAGGTCAGGTCGCGCAAGGCAGCGGAGGCCGCTTCTTGGTTGGCTTTGAGACCGTACTCAACCACGATCATGCGCTTGTCAGCGTCACCCGTTTTCGCCAGTTCCACGGTGTCGTAGGAACGCAGCATCATCAGCTCCCACATGTCCATTTGCAAGGCAAAGGCGGTGCGGTTACGTTGGAAACGGTTGGGGACAACCTTCAATTCACCGAAGTCGCTGATATACACGGAAATCGTGCTGTTCAGGGTGCTGTCCTCGGCCTTCTTGAATCGGGTCGCGTTACCCGTGAAGGTAGAGACAACCTGACGGTTGCCAGGGCCGACCATGAGGGTATCAGGGTTGCCACCAGCGGTAAACGCAGCCAGCAGGCCAGCACGCAGGATGGTTTCAGAGAACGCACGCTGAGTACCGTCGGTTGGGGCCGTGTTGGTCGTGGGGTTGGGGTTTGCACCGCCTACGCCCAAAGAACTATTGGTGGCCACCCAGCCTTCCAAGCCGCGGGTCTGACGGGCGACACCAGTTGTGCCAGTGACGGCCGTGGTGTTTTGGGTCAGGGCAGTTTCCTGATCGCGCTTCAATTCCTTGATTTTCAAGGCAGTCAGATAGGCGACCTCGTCCTTGCGGCCAGCTTTCAGGATAGCCTGCTCAGTAGCCGAAACCAAGAACACCTTGCGGCTGATCTGGGTACGGTTACCGATACGGGTGGTAGGAACGACTGCCGTGAAGGATGCAACGTCGTCACCGTCAAGCTGGGCGTTGTTAGCCGCAGCCGCCAGGGTATCGGTTTGCCATTCAAAATAAATGTTTTGGGCTTTGCCTTTTTTGATACCGCTCATAAACGGGGTATCAGTTGGGGCAATGTTGTAGATCATGTCATCCAGTTGCTCCCGGATGCCGATCGTGTCGTAAGAGGTGTAGGTATTCGCTACGATAGCCATATCAATGCTCCTTTGGGCTTAGCCCATGAGTGACCGTAAAACCGCAGCCGCATCACGCACATCTCCGGATGCACGCACGCGCTGCATTGCGCTCTGATTCAAGCGAGGGCCATTGCTGCTTTCCACTTGGGTGCCAGACTTGACAACCTTTTGTGGCGCTTGCTTGACCTTCTGTTCAACCGACGTTTTGTTAGACATTAACTTGTCATACATCCACGCCTTACGCGCTAGAGTGACCGCCCTTGCATCGACGATTCCATCGACTTCCTTGGGGTCATAACCTTCGCGCTGAAGAAACTGCTTCAATTCGGCGACTTCGGTCTGCATCTTTGCCTGGTCCTTCCACTCGGGGAGCTTGGCGAGTAGCTGCTCTCTTTGTGCTGCCAGGGTCTGCGAATACCTTTGTGCGTCCTCCTGCTGCTGTCTCTGTGCCACTTGCACCTGCTCGGCTTGCAATTTGTCCCACGTTTCGCGGGCCTGGTTGTATCGCTGTTGCTGTTGCAAGTATTCCACCGGGTCCGACTGGATTAGAGCCGGGTCTGGTGGAGCCAAATCGCCAGAGCGTACCGCCTGTGCAAGTTGTGCCTGCATGGCCTGTATATTCTGGAGATACTGGGTTCTTTCCGCTTGAGCTTGTTGAGCCACCGCCTCTACTTGGCGACGTTCCTCGGCAAGCCTAGCCGTTTTTTGGGTGTAATCTTCGCCCTTTTGGTAACCAGCGATTAGCTCGCTCTGCTTTACCTTTTTGACTTCACCGTTGATCTTGACTTCGTATTCCGGCTCGGTTGGAGGTTCTTCCTCCTTCGGTGCTTCTTCTTCGATTACTTCCGGCGCTTGATCTTCTTCTTCAATCTTTTCAGCGACTTCGGGTTTCAATCGCCCATCGTCATCGCTGTTGCCAGAGAGAAAAGCCATTAAGGCGGCTGCACCGTCATCAGATTCCGTGACCGGATTGTCTGCGTTTTCGTCCATGAATACTCCGTTTTGTGGATATGCACATCATCACGATGTTCACCGCTGCCCGGGCAACGTCCTGATCTAACCCGTCAGGCTGGGTTTATATGTCTTTTCGCTCGCCGCTTGAAGTGATAAATCCTGGTTTACCATCTTTGACCGGAAAACTGCACGTCACATATTCGTGCATTGTATCCTTGCCGGGATAATGTGCAAGGGTAATCCTGTTGCCCATTTGGTTATCAGCTAGCCATTCTTCTAGCCGCGCAAGAAATTGGTTATATGTGACAACCTGCCCTGTTCCTGTAGCTCCTGGATTCGTTTGCGGCTCAGTTGCCCCGAGGTCATCACCGACTCCAGTTCCGTCTTCAGCCTCGAGAGCAGTCGTATCATCAGATACAACTTTTCGCGGTCGTCCCCTTGCTTTACGCTCGTCGTCTGCCATGAGTTTATAAGCTCCTTTTCAATTGCATTAAAAGCCGCTTGATATATTGGCGATTCAATAATCTGAGCGGCTTCTAAACCGTTCCTAACATCCTGTTCTAAATCGCTCATGTAAATAAGGCCAATATGGCTTCCTCGTCGTCCAATTCCCTAGCCCTTGCAATCGCTTCGTCAGCTAACTGCTGGGCATATTGTACCGCTTTAGTATCTAACTGAATAACCTGGGGTTTAATGACCGCCTGTTTCTTCTTTTTGCGTGGCAGGTTATTAAGGAAAGCCGTGGCCTCCGCTGCCGTATCAAACGCCTGCACGACATTGCCAGCTTCGACGATATAGCGTTTACGCTTGGGTTCGTCGTCGTAACCCCCACCAATCTGCCGACCGTTCTGCGCCGACCCGTCCAGGGTTGAGCCTTGGCCAACGAGTGCGCCTGTGGTGTTGTGCGTGACCAGGACAATGCGAGATGCTGACCCTGCAACGCTTGAGCCTTGACCAGTAAGAGCGCCTGTTGCCGTGTGTTTGACAAACAGAGTGGCCGCACCGTTGACCGATGAGCCTTGCCCCGTCAGAGCACCCGAGGTGTCGTGCGTTATCGCAGAGCCTGTGCGAGAGGCAGAGCCGTTGATAACTGCGCCTGGGCCTGTCAGAGTGCCGGAGGATGCAAACGCCCTAAACCGACTTGCAGAGCCGTTGACCAGTGAGCCTGGGCCAATCAATGCGCCCGATGTGCCAAAAGCCCGGAATCTGTTTGCCGACCCTGATAGCGCAGAGCCTGGGCCGACTAATACACCTACAGAGCTAAACGCCCTGAATCGGTTTGCACTGCCGACAATCGAGCCGATCTGACCTGATAGTGTGCCAGAGGTGTCGTGAGTGACTGCCCCCGATGAGCGAGATGCAGCGCCGACAATCGACGAGCCTTGGCCTGTGAGTGCCCCGCTTGACCCAAACGCCCTAAAGCGGTTTGATGTGCCTGCAATGACCGCCCCGGAGCCTGTTAAAGCGCCCGAGGTGTTGTGTAATGCAAGATGCGCCGCAGCACCAGCGACGCTTCCCAGTTGCCCGGTTAGTGCGCCGCTAGTGTTGTGGGTTACTGGCCCACCGCCACCAACGAGGGCTAGCAGCAGGGACATTTAGTTCACTCCCAACCGTACATAAATGTCACGTTATGGGCAATCACGCCACCAGTACCAGCCGTGCCAACGTGTTTCACAACCAGTTGGATAAATTCGCCGGGGTTGACGTAGATAGGCGCGGACGAGAAATCACGGCTTAGCGTGGTTAGCTGAGACAATGCCGCCTGAGTGCCTGCCACGGACTGAGAGCCAATTGCAATCCGGCGAGGTGCTTTGGCGTTGGCCGCTTCGACTGTCGCCAAGCTGACTGCGGTGTGACCAAAGGCCAGGGAGTATTGAGCGTTAAAACCGCCTGCCGTGAACGCCGTTTGCACGTATGAATCAAGGTAAACACCTGTCACAACCAGGCGACGGCCTTGAATGTTGACCGTGTTAAGCGGAACCTGATAAGAGCAAATAATGCCATCAGTGTTGACCGCCAACGTGCCAGTTTCCCAGAATTGCCCACCCAAGCCCGTACCAAGCGCCGCTGTGGTGTTGGTGGGAACTGCCGCTGTCGGGTTGGCACTGTTGGCATAGCTAGCCAGTGAACCCATAGTACCGCCGCCAAGACCCTGATACGAGCCATGCAAACGGTTGCCAGTTTGTGCAAGGGATGAGGTGGCGTTTAACCCCCCAAGGCGAACCGAGTAGCCGTTGAAAGCCGCTTGCAAAGCAGTACCGCCAGCGCCACCAGTTATCCGCTGACCCATGAACCAGCGCACACCCGCGCCAAGGTTAATCCGTCCGTTACCCGTTGGCAAAGCGATGGAGCCGAGCAAGACAGCCCCGGTTCCGTCGTTGACCCAAAACTTGGCATCGACCGCGCTCATGTAAATGATGAACTGATAGCGCTTGCTGTTGGTGTATGTCCACGTTCCAACGTTACCCGCGCCCGTAAAAATGGCCGTGTTGGTTTCGGTGCCGTTGATTGAGGAAACGCCCTGCAAACCTGCCGATGAGAGCCGGAAAAACACACCATCAGACGGGGATGCTGTCGCCGATGTGATATTCGGGGCAAAGCCAAATTCGACGAAGTTGTTAGCGCTTGGCTGTGCCGAGAACGACATTGTGACGTCGCCTGAGAGGGTATTAGCCCCCACGTTAGGGAACGTTGCATACGTCTGCAAATACGTGCCCGTTGTGGTCGTCGTGATTGATGTGCTGTTGGGGATATATTGACCCGCAGCCCAGGATGGAACCATCGTAGTGGTAACGCCCTGGTGTTTGCCAGTGTCCTGGGCGGTGTAGTTAAACATCACCTCGTCAAGCATAGTGTCCATGCCTGCGCGGGTGCGATAGTCTGCATCCAGTTCAGGAGAAAGCAGAATCGGTGCAGCCGTGATATAGCCGCCGTCGAGCTCAGTGAATATACGATTCGCACCCACGTTGCCAGGGTTGGCAATGACGTTGGTTTCTGTGATCGTTTTGAGATAGTTTGCGGACGTAACCTCGGCACCGTTGCCAGTGCTCGAGCCGCGTATATTGGTATCTAATGCCATCAGTCACTCCAAACAAATCGGACGTTGAAAGAGCCTTGCATCTTGTTGAGGCAGCGGCCGTAAATCGTGAACCCTGTGCCAGCCGTTGGCGTGCCGCAGGTCAAGTTGATGAACAAGGGCGCATATCGGTGGTCTGCCGCCGTGTGTGTGCCGCTTGTGTCATCGCCCATAAAGTAAGCTTCAGCCTTTGACGTCGCGCTGATCGTGGTCAATCCAGTGACGGCGACACTGGCCTCGTTAGCCCCCGGAAAGGAGCCAAAGTTTATTGTTGCCGTGCCAGTGCCGTTAGCCATTAGGCGCTAAGAGCGGCGTAAGACAGCCCGGAACAAGCTACAGTATCGCCCGCAGTCACCGTCAAGCCGTTGGTCATGTTGATGTCAGACGCACTCGCAGCCACCGCGCAATGAATGACCGCAGTGCCGCCCGATGTTTGCAATGACGCAAAGGCCACCGTACCGCCTGCCGCGTTGGTGTCCGATGTGATCGCGTTAGCTGTGGCCGTGCCCGATGCCGATGCACCAAAGGCTGTCGCACTCAGCGCCAAGTTAGCCACTACCGTTGACGGAGCAGCCACCGTTGAGCCAGTGATGTGAAATTTCAACCGACCCGATGCGCCAATTAGCGCGGTTACAGCGTCAGTGGCCGCGTTTCGTGCGGCTGTGCTATGCGTTACTGCCATTTTCCGTCTCCTGCGCCTGTAGCGCCTTTAGTTGATCTTCGTCAAGAAAGCCGACCATTTCGACTGTCTCAACCTTGCCCGTTTCCTTGCGGGTTATCTCTAGGGTGAATTTAACTTCGCCCACTTGTCCGTTTAGATTCATTGAACCCCCGTTACCCGGCCATCAGGGCCGCGAATGATTGTCTTTGGTCGGCTCATCTGCTCAATTGCCCGGGTAAACCCGTCGAGCGATGCTTGTAGAGCCTGTGCCACCATTGCGCCAGTATCGACTTTCTCGGCTTGCTCAGCCTCTGGCGTTTCGAGATCTGTCTCTGCGTTTTCAGCAGCAGGAGCCTCACTTGTAGCAGCCGCTTTACTTGCCGCGCCAATCTGAGCCACGAGTACACGTGTTTCATTGTCTAATTGTGCCTTCCACCGTTCAAATTCCTGATCGCGTTGATGCTGTTGGTCTTTGTATTGAGCCTCCAGCGCCCTAAGTTGTGCTTCCTGCTCCAGTTGCATTTGCTTTTGCTCGGCCTCAACCTGTTGGCGGTTCCGATCAACTTCGCTCTGCATCTGGGCTTTGAAGTGCTCCAATTGTGCCTCATGTTCACGCGCTGCCTGGTCGGCTTGCATTTGATATTGCGTTTTAGCCTGTTCAAGCTGGGCAGATTGTTGCAGCTTCATGCTCTCAATCTGCATGGTCATTTGACCCTTTGCCTGCTCGATCTGCATTTGCCCCTGCATTTTCATCATTTCAGGGTTTTGCGGAGGAGGTGCCATGCCCTTCTGTGGATCGGTAAAAAACTGATCTGAATCTTTGTGACCCAAGGCTTGAGGGATTTTGCTGGCCGTGTAATAGATATTCTGCGGTGTGGCGATGCCCATCTGCATCAGGTTGGTTTGCAGTTGGAGTATGTTCATTAACTGTTTTGCCTGGGCATCCCGGTTACCAGTGCCGATGCCACAATCAATCGTCAGGTCAAACCCGTTGCGCCATTCGCGGGGGTCAATCTCAACCCAGTTGCCTTGAATGTTGATCGTCTGCGAGCGGTTTTGGTAAGTGACGGACTCTTTGAGCAGGAGTTTGAACAGTCGCCTAAACCCCGTCTCGGCCATTGTCCTGGCCATGAGTTCCAAGCGTTGCATGGCAGACTGTTGAATCAGGTCAATGCCTGTAGCAGTCTGGTTCAGGGTGTCAGAATCAAGCCCTTGGTTGTATTTGGTTATGCCCGTGCGCTCGTCAGTGAGCTTGCTGAAATACTCCAAACCCCCAATTGCAGATTGGCTAATGTCCTGGGTCTGCAATGAGTTAATCATGCCAGGAGCTTTGACGCGGACTAAGCCACCTGGGCGGGCGGTCAGCATGTCGTCAAGATTGACCTGGCCCTCTACAACCTCATGACGGGGATTGTTGCCCAGGTACAAAGCATCAAGGTATTGACGCAGCAGCTGGGTCTTGATCGTTTGAAAATCAACCGTTATGTCAGCCAGGGACAACCCAAAGTGCCGGTGGGGCATGAGGATAGGGGATAGATCGGCAAAGGGATGGCCGTCCACTATCTCGTTTTCCAGGATGGTTGAGCCTGCCTTGAGAATCCGTCGCCACTCAAGGATGCCGTCGCCGTCGTAGTCAACCTGAACATAGGCGTCAATCAGCCAGACATAGCGGCTCATCGGGTCGTTGTTGCCGCCGTCCTCATATTGTGTAGCCGCCTCGTCGTCGTAAACCCGGCGCATGATCGCTTCGGAGTTGTATTGCGCCCAGTTGTTGTCGTCAGTGAGCGAGAGACATTCATCTTTGCTGTAGCCCATCGCCACCAGGTCACCGATTCGTTTGCGAACCCTCTGAGCGATGAACGGGGTATCTTCAATGGTCTTTGACCGACGTGAGACCAGGATTTCCTCGGGTGGCACGTTGTCAACGATGGTCTTCATCACCCGCTTGGTGCGCTTGATCGTGATCGAGTACACCAAAGGAGGGTTGTCAATGGCGTGCTGCATTTGAGCGAGCATTTGCCCGAGCTGTTGCATCGCCTGTTGGTTGCCCATTTGTTGGGCTTGAGCGTATTGTTGTTGCGCAGCTTGATACTGCTGCTGCATTTGTGGTAACTGCTGGGTGTAGGTTTCGTCAACGTCCGAATCCTGAGATTCGACCTCGATTTCCTCCTCATCGTTCGCTGGCTGCATGATCGCCGTGATCTGCTCCATCGTTTGACCAACGTACTCCTCGCGGGTTACTTCCTTTTTTTCTTCGCTGTAGACCTTGACGTAGCCGTTCTTTGACAGCAGGCCGTCTTTCAGCCACCAGTAAACAATGCGATAGCCCTCATTCTGCGACCAAAGTAACCAGTTGGCATACTCAGTCGCCTGCTCGGCCTTCTTTTCGTCACCTGGTTTGCGCGGAGAGAATCGGGCAATGTCCTCACCACTTGTGAAGATACGCATCAGCGAAGGCATCGCCCATTCAATCGCGTTTGCAACGTCAGGGGATACAACGGATGAGCGCCCGTCAACCTCAGGGGGAGCCAGCTTGCCACTTGGTCGGACAAGATAGTATTCCAGCGCCGTCCTGCGCTGCTCAGACAGCCGCCCAACATAGCCCAAGCTCTGCGAGACTTCCGCGTCAACCAGAGCCTTTAGCTCGTCGTCTGTCATTTTTTGCATAGTTAGGCGTAATTCATGTTTGCATAATTCAGAGCGCCTTTTGACCACTCTGAATTGGTAAGACTGCCCACGCAGACACCGAGATACCTAAATGCGTCCGCAGCGTGGGAATGATTATCATGCACCGGGGCTGTTGCCTCCCCTGTTTGCGCGTTGATGGCCCGTCGGTAGTTATACAAGTGGTCAACCAAAACATCGGCCTTGTCAGCGTCAAAATATACCTGTCCAAACATCATACGAGCTGCTCTAATGCCGCTTTCAATGTCCAGCTTGGGCGTGATTCTAACATTCCAGCCTTGTGAATCAAGCACTTCCTTGGCTGATCGGCCTGTTTGCAGGTTACGGGTTTCACCGTCGTGAGGCAGCCACATTTCACCCCAGTTCCACTTGCGTTCTCTGAGCAGAGTGGAATAGTAGTCCAGGGTCTTATGAGATTCTTCGATGTAATCAATGATGCGAACGTCACTCGCACCTTTTTGAACCAGGATGATCGACGTTTTATCATTCCACCCCAAGTCCCAAATCGCATGAACACGCAACATCGGGTCATAGGGCAAAGGTCGGATGCGGCCATTGGAGCGTGACTCATCGATCTGGTCTTTGTAGATAGCTCCAGGCACGTTATACACATCCCAGCGGCCTTCTAGGAGCTGCTGTCGTTCAACGTCAGGCAGCATCATCAGACGTTCGAGATAGCCCGTGCCGTCCAGGTGGTTGTTGTCGGACAACTTGGACGAGATGAAGCGGCGGTGAATGAATCGCCCGTTGACGTTGAGCGTGACCATGCTGTCAGCGCCGTCTTTTTTGATGCCGAACTTCTCCATGATCCACTTGGGGCCTGGGTTGCAGCTTGCCCGCATCTTTGCCGATAGCCGTTTGTCAGGTGAGCGCAGGCGGGAGGTCAGGTAGTCATAAACGTAAGGCGTCGCAAAGTGCCCAAGCTCGTCGATGCCAATCCATTGAAATTCAGCGCCTTGATATTGGAGTACGTCAGGATCTCGTTCGCAGAAACCAAAGATGATTTTCGCGCCCGATGTGAATAGCCATTCCTTGTCAGCCTCCCGATATGTAGCGCCTGGGTCGATCAGGGGATAGATGATTCGGGTTCGGTCGATGATTTCCCGGAGTTGGGGAAAGGTCTTGCGGATGAGCAAGCCCCTAAACCTGGGGATTGAGATGGATGGTTCTTCCTCTCCTAGTCCGAGGACGTCCATGATTAGGGCGTCACTGTTGTGCGTGGGCAGATACGTAGTTCCTGCCAGGTAAAGATGAGAGCGCGATGAGACTTTAATGCACTTCACCGGGCGGGATTCGCACGGGACTACCGCTGTGATAGTTACGTCACCCACCACGCCGCGCAAGGTTTCCAAGCCAGGGGAGTTTGGCAAGGTAAGCGCGTCTCCCCATATCAGCGCGTTGTTCAGTTGCTGCGTTGTGCGAACGTGCTGAATGTTGTTTTCGAGCGTGACCCATAGATGCTGCTCATCAGCGACGATCTGAGACCCATCACTAAACGTCAGCTCGTAACATGGGCGGTCGTGCATGACCTCAGAGATAGCCAGCACCTTACAAGGTTGGCCATTCTCGTCAAACACATCATCACCAGGCTGTAAATCAGCCATAGTGCGCCAGCCGTCGGGAGTGGCTATTGGTGTGGCAAGGTCAAGGGCTTTCCCACCCCCTGCCGCGCCGCCAAACAACACCTCATCCTCGACCGCAGCCAGGAAGTATTCCTGTTTCTCAGTGGGAGACCAGGACTTTGGATTCGTCACGTAGCATGACCTCTTTGAATGATTCGGCGACAAACTGCAACCACAGCCTGTCGGAATAGTCCCCAATGTCCTTTAGGGCCTCATGGTGAGCATAGACCAGTTCCATAGGGTTTAGGCCGTAATGTTTCTTGACCTTCATCAGGGCCCGGTAAAGTGACACACGGCCTTGATCTATCTTCGCGGGGTCAACTGGGCTCATTTACTCCCCTTTTTGGGCACGTAGGCCTGAAAGTTTATCTGCACATTGCCAGTGATGTGTTTGCGCTCGATGTAGTCACCGCACATTTTTGACAATTGATCTAAGGCTTTGAGTTCATCGCCCTGTCGTTCAGCCCGATCTGCGATAGCTTGAAGCCTTGCGCGACGGCCTTCGATGGTGTCAAGTTCGTGAGCGATCTTTGGAGCCGATAGCCTTTTGATGGCCTCGATAACCTCATTATTTTTCATATTGACGCCACCAGCCGTTGACGCCGATCTGACACTGTATCCAGCGGATATAGCAGCCTGAGTTGCGTTGCCCCCATTGAGGACATATTGACGCACGAAGGCTTCTTGCTTTGGTGAGAGTGTCATGTTGTCAATCGTTGCAAATCAGCGTTGGACATACGCACGGCGTAATAGGCGATGCGCTTGATATGGCCACAAAGATAACCAAGCGCCGTTCCGTTGCCGATCTGGAGCTGGGTCGGAGTTGGCATTGTTGCTGCCGTGTCTGTTGCGCCTATCAATCCACCCTGGGCGGCGTTACAGTCGTTGAGCGCGTAAGCAATGGCTGCTTTGGTAACTGTGTTTGCCCCCACTACTGGAGCACCAGTTGCGCCCTGGTTAAACACCGCCACGGAGTTATCCACAATAACACCCGTAATCAGTCCCGATACGTCCATGCGCCGGAGTTGTAGTCGCTCGGCCGAGGTGTTGTCGTCAGCACTCAAAATCGCATTGATGCCAGCCCCGCCCGTCGAGTTAAAAGGTAACGAGAACTCAGCCAGGAAAGCGCCCACGTTTTGGTTATACCAGCTCGAAAAGTTAGTACCCGTCATCACCGCGCTGTCAGCCAATCGGTTGACCGTTGCCCCGGTTGTCGGGATATAAGACGTTGCAAACGCTCCCGCCTCGACCTGGGCGTATTGGACTGTGCCCGTGACCGTACAAGTCAGAGTTCCAGCTGAAGGCGTAAACGTCAGGGTTGACCGGGTTGGATACGCTCCCGAGCCGACCAGCGTGCCGGAGTATGCCCCGCTGAGAGTAACTGTGCCCGACCCGTAAAAGCTCAATGTGTAAGGCGTTGCAGTAACCGTCACGCCCTGGGTTGACAATGAATCACTGTTGAGCAGTAGATTGGTTCGGGATTCTTCGATCAGCAAACCCTTTGGTAATTTAGTTACCGGGTCGTAATCGAATCGAGCGACGTTATTCCCAACGGTCTCGATAAACCCTGAATTGTTTATCCGGGTTGCAATGCTAGCCCTTGTAAACGTCACCCGGGGGTCTAGGGTGTTCATGGCCGCGAAGTTAAGCTCCATCGTGGACTGATCGGCCGTCCAGAATCCCGAATCGTCAGGGATAACGCTCACCACCGCAGTCCCTGACAAGCTCAGAGCAGATACGCTTTTATGGCCGGATGCTCTCAGTACTAACAAGTCATAAGGCTGTACCAGTACGTCACCAGCTACGGCTGCTCGGCGGTCGTTTGATACGCATACGTAAGCTGGGGCGCTTGATGTGACTTTGATATACCTGGGAAAGTATCCAACGGCGTCAAAAGGAATAGGCGCACTAACCGCAGTACCCGTGCTCGTTAGGGTTATACCCGTTGTCGTCCCTGTTGCCAGTGCCATGCCTTGTCCTTTATCTATATCCTCATTATACCTATTATGTATTAAGAAGAATATATATGCTCTCTGGTGAATGTTTGAGCAAAGCGAGTCCTAACCGTAACAAAACAGCAATCGACCCGCTTTAACGATGCTCTCCGGAGCCATGTCGTCA